GTCGCGGAAAGGCTCCAATTGTTTTTGCGTGGGAATGGTTATGTCACGCGCTAAAAAATACATAGACATTGACGTTCTTACCGCTGCGAAACAGCGAATTAATCATCTCATTGATACTTTTGACACTCTTGCTGTCATGTTCTCTGGCGGCAAAGATTCATTAGTAGTTTTGCATTTGCTAAAAGAAGTGTTTGACGAGCGAGGCATCACAAAACCTGTCAATGTGGTGTTTAGAGATGAAGAATTGATCCCAATGGATGTCATTGACTTTGTAAACAAGTACCGTCAAGAGCCTTGGATCAAAATGATTTGGTTCGCCGTGCCGCTGCAATCAACTAAATATGTTCTTGGGGTCTGTTACAACTACATCCAGTGGGACAAAAATCGCAAATGGGTTAGAGAAATGCCTAAATGGGCTGTAACAACTCCCGTAAATGACACCAAAGTTTTTGACCAATACAGCATGGATTCCTATGCAGCAGAATATTACAAAGGCAAAATTGCTTTTTTAACGGGCATCAGGTCAAGTGAATCTATCATGCGGTTTCGCGCATCTGTAAACAAGCTAAACGAAAACTACATTAACGCTGTTGAATCAACTGACCGGGTAAAATTGTGCAAACCAATCTATGATTGGGAAGAAAATGACGTTTTCCGTTATTTTTATGACCGTGAAATTGCATATTGCAAACTTTACGACCATCAAATGTGGGCTGGGCAATCATTGCGCGTTTCTACACCCTTGCACGCTGAAAGTGCCAAACGGTTTAACAAAATCAAAGCCAGCGCACCAGAAATGTATGCAAATGTAATTGAAATCTTCCCTGAAATGCTAGCGCATGAACGCTACTACAGCGAACTTGACCGCGAAGGAATTAAGGCCCGTTATGGTCAATCATATGAAGGCGTATTGGCTTGGATTGAAGAAAACATTGAAGAAGAAGGCCAGTACAAGAAAGCAACGCAACGCTATAACTCTGTAATGAAACGGGCGCTTAAAACGCCTAATTCATATCCTCCAAAACACTTGCTTAATGCGTTCATGAGTGGCGCATACAAGCGTGAAATCCTACCCATTTCAGATAAGACAAAATGACAAACGACCCTATTAACCGCATTGAGTGGCGCACAGCCTCAACCCTTAACGCCAATGACTACAACCCAAACGTAGTTTTTACGCCAGAATTAAAGCTTCTTGAACGCAGCATTCTTAAAACTGGATGGGTGCAGCCAATTCTAATTACAGAAAACGGCACAATCATTGATGGTTTTCATCGCCATCGTTTAGCTCAAGATAGTGCCAAACTTAAAGAAAAATACGGCGGTAAGGTTCCTTGTGCTGTCATGAATGTAAGCGAAATTGAGGCAATGATTGTCACTATTCGCATGAACCGGGCTAAAGGCAGTCATGTAGCGGTAAGAATGTCTGAGATTGTTCGTAACCTAATTGACAACATGGGTGTACTGGCAGAAGAATTGGCTCAAGACATTGGCGCAACCAAAGCAGAAATTGATTTGCTTTACCAAGATGGTGTGTTTAAGATGAAAAACATCAAAGATTACAAGTACAGCAAAGCATGGGTTCCAACAGATACCCGTTTGGAAAAGTAATGCACATCGTTTTATACGACCAAATCAAACCCTACGCAGCAAGGGCGGCTAGAGACCATGTGTCTGCCAAAGATTCTAAAAACACCTATTGGTTCATGTTTGATAACAACCTTAGACAACCGTGTTTTTGCGCTTTAATGCAAATTAAAAATGGATACAGAATTAAAGGCGTCTGGGTGCATCCATCCCGTAGGGGCGCTGGTATTGGTGGGCAAATGACAAATGAACTGTTGGATTACGCTGTTAACAGCTTAGAAGCACAAACAATCCAAGTATTTGCTTACAACGCAAAATTCTATGAAGCTATGGGGTTTACCTTGTTTGGGTCGCTTCCTAATGGCGCAAAAAAACTAGAAAAAAAGCTCAAATGAATTCCTACAATGGATTCACGCCTAATCAACGAATGAAGGCTTATAAGTGGCTTATGGAGCAATACACTTCTAGCAAACGCACAAAGCCTACAAAATGTGATTCATGCGGCTTAACGGAAGGCATCATAGAGCCGCATAGTGAAAATTATAGTGAGCCTTATGGAGATCACATAGGGCAATACGGGTTTTGTTACCGTTGTCACATGATGCTGCATTGTAGGTATCGCAGCCCAAAGAACTTTGAAATGTACTGTGAGTTAGTTAGTGGTGGCGCACAGCTACAACCTTTTCACACAAGAAATTGGACAGTATTCAGCCAACAACAATTAAAAAACTTCAATCCACCAGTTTATGCGTTGGTCAATGACACTACCAACATATTGCATCAAATCCATGCCCGTCTACCCGCGCAACAATAAATGCTCTGAGTTAGGGTGTAACGAGCCAAAATCTAAGCTCAACAGCTTTTGTTTAAAGCATGGAGGCAAGGATAACCTTGCCGCAAGAGATACAGATAGCATCTACCAAACACCAGCTTGGCGCAGCATAAGACAGCGACAGCTATCCACTCAACCACTATGCCAAGCCTGTCTAAGCAGGGGCATAGTAGAACAAGCCCAACACGTTGACCATGTGTTTGCATGGAAGCACATAGGTAATCACGCCTTCCTAAATAACGTCTTTCAAAGCCTCTGCCATGCAGACCATAGCCATAAGACCGCAATGGAAAAACAAGGGGCATATACCCACTACACCCCTGAGGGCGTACGCACCTACACAAAAGACCATTACGCCTATGTGTTGCATCAAAACAACGAAAAAACACCCTGATGCACCAAAAAAGTGCAAAAAAATGCGAGAAACTTAAAAAAAAGCCTAGCGACATAAAGCAAGGCGCACCCCAATTACGCATAAATTGGGTTAAGCAGGGGGGTTACTTATATGCTAGGATGTCAACATGAACCGACTACCACCAGAATTGCATTTAGTTCACGGCACAAAAGCGGAGCACAAAGCCAAAGGGTTGCCTGAGGCTGTTCGCGCCCGAGTTCCCAAAGCTGATTGGCTTGATAACCCTGATGCTTGGGACAGGGATGTGTTTGTCCAAGAAACGTCTGACTTTCTTTGGGATACCTATGGCATTGGCTCAAACCAAGACAAACACGTTTTGGCTGCTTTAGCTAACCAGATGGAAATCTACATTAAGTGCATGAAGGGCGTGACTAAAGGCGGCATCGTGACCACTTTTAACAATGGCGCTACTGTTGGTCCTAACCCTTACCTGACCGCTGGCGACAAAGCCTTGGCTCGTGCGGTGGTGTTGATGAACGAATTGGGGCTTACACCCCGTGGGCGACTTGCGACAAATAAGCAAGAAGGTGGCAAATACTCTAAATTATTGGCAGGGCCATGAATTACGAAAACGGCATTATGTATGCTGTGCAAGTGGCGAGGGGTGAAATCGCAGTTTGTCGCAATATACGTTTGGCTTGCCAAAGATTCCTCAATCAACTAGAAGACAAATCATGGGCTTATGAGTTTCACGTCAAATATGTGGAACACGTTTTAGAGTTCATTTGCACCCTGCGTCACACTAAAGGTCCAGACGCTGGCAGTCCATTGGTTTTGGAGCCTTTTCAAATTTTTACAATTTGCGCTATTTATGGCTTTAGGGCAAAAAAGAACCCAAGTAAAAGAATGGTTACTGATGTAATTATTTTTATTCCTCGCAAGGCGGGTAAGTCAACATTGACTGCTGCAATTGCTCTTTATGAGTTGGCCTTTGGTGAGGCTGGCGCTGAAGTTTACTCACTTGCGACAACCCGTGACCAAGCGTCTATTGTGTTTCAAGCAGCAACGGGATTCATTGACGCTATGCCGCCAGATGTTGCTGCACTGTATAACCCAACAAAACACAACATCATGAAAACGGGCGACACGCAAACAATGTTTAAGGCGTTGTCGCGGGACGCCAAAAAAACAGGTGACGGTATGAACCCGTCATGCGCCATCATTGATGAGGCAGCGCAAATTATTGACCGCAACAGCATTGAGGTGTTGCACTCAGGCATGGTTGCTCGGCAGAATCCTTTGAGGATTTACATCACTACAGCTAGCTTTACTAAAGAGACAAAATTTTATGAAGACATGATGATGCTTCAGACGATGTTGACTGGTGAAGCTGTTGATAACCCTCATTGGTTTGGATTGCTTTACAGCCTTGATCCCGGTGACGATTGGCGGGATCCATCTACATGGGCTAAAGCTAACCCCATGCACGGCATTTCCATTTTTGAGGACGCTATTGCTCAACGTGCTGAAGAAGCCAAACACAAACCAGCGGCTCTTAATGAGTTCCTTTGCAAGACGTTGAACATCTATGTTTCTGCTAACAGCGCATGGGTTGACCGCGAGTTTTGGGACAGTAGTAAGTGCAAAATCATTGAAGAACGTGAACCCGAAGCGGTGTTTATGGGCTTTGACTTGGCTGCAACCCGTGACTTAAACGCTGTTTGCACCTTAAAGCGGTATGCGGATGATGACTACGAAGCTGAATTTAAGTTCTTTTTGCCAGCAGATGGCTATGATCTAATCCCCAAGCACTACGGCGACATTTTCAGGGTAGCCAAGAATTCTGGCATCTTGCACATTACCGAAGGCAACGTCATGGATGACCGCGAAATTAGTGATTACATCATCCAGCAGTGCGCCAAGTACGATGTAAAGGAAATTGGCTTTGACGCTTATAACGCTGCAAGCCTTGTTGCTCGGCTAAATGATGCGGGTTTGCCTGTTAAAAAAGTCGGGCAAGGAATGGCTGTTTTGAGTAACCCAAGCAAGCACGTTGAGAAATTATTGATGGGTTACGGCATTAAGCATGATGGCAATCCATTTGTGGGTTGGCAGCTTGGAAACTGCGAAGTCTATGAGGATGTCAATGGAAACATTAAAATCCGTAAGAACGAAGCTGACAAATCAGCAAAGGTTGATGGTATTATTAGTCTAATCATTGCAATGCACTGCTCTTTAGACAACGCAGCGCAATCAGGGTTTGGTTTCCGAACTTTTTGAGGTAAAACATGGCTATATTTGATGTTTTCAAAAGAAAATCCGTAAAAAACAACGAATCAAACACGTTGTTTGGACAGACTGCGCTAGGCAATAACATTGTTTACCAAGGCAGCGACAAGCGAGCTGGTGTTAACACTCAAATCCTGTATGTAACTACCGCCAGCACCACAACTGCTGGTCGCCCGGTAGATATGTCTGTTTTGACGCGAAACAGCACAATCATGTCATGTGTTGCAGTCAAAGCTAGAGCATTGGCCCAACTGCCAATTAAAATTTGCTGTGAAATGACAGATGGCAAAACCGTAGATGCTGTAAACGGCGAGGGCGTGGGTTCAAGAGACAAAGCAAAGGCCCGTCAAGTAGCCAAGTTAATTAACAACCCAAACAACTTCCAGAGCAAGTATGAGTTTTGGTATCAGTGGCTGATGTGGTATGAATTGTCGGGTGAAGCTTTTACCCTGTGGTGGAGAAAAGACCAGAACAGTTCTACCGAAACTCCGCTAGAAATGTATGTGCTGGATTCAACACTAATTGCAGTGAACATTACGCCAACACGTTATCCGACATTTCGACTGTCTACGCCTAGTTATGGTTTTAACAAAGACCATGAGTTTATGTATTACCAAGTCATGCACACAAAGGAAATGGCATGGCAAGGCTCTGCTGGTTTTAACAAAGCTATTTTGGCGACTGAGTTGGTTGGCCTTGACCAAGACATTGATCTGTACGCCAACTTTGTCATGCAGAACGGCGCAAAGCCTTCAGGGATGTTTGTCACTGAGCAAGTTATTCCTGATGGCAAGTACAAAGAAATTGCAGCCCGTCTAAA